CTGGAATATGCTCATAACCTTTTTTTCTTTCGTGACAAGCTACTTCTGCTAATTCAACAAACTGAAAATATTCCTTTTCGCTAATTCCTAATGTGTCACAAAGTTGTGCTTCATAGGGTAATAGAACTGTTCTACCACCAAGCTTTCTAATTGGCTCCAACGAACCTCCTGGTCTACGAATGAAATCCAACCTTCCTCCCAATAAGTTGCCAATCCATAACCCTTTTGTGCTTTTACTAGAGCTATTACACCGATCTTAGCGGCTGTTACAACAGAACAGTATTTCTCTAATTCTTCTGAAAAAACATCGAAATCTTGCCTTCTTAAACGTCTATACCATTCCCTTGTTGGTTCAGGACTATTGATCCCATAACTTTTTAAAACATCTCTACTAATTGTGTAACAATCTCCTGCTTTATGAATATCAGGAATAGCCCCTAAACGATAAGGCAACCCTAATAACTGATAAGGCTTCATCTACTAAAGATTTGTCCAGTAACAGGTAAATGTCCAACCATTCCTGTTGTTAAATATCTGCCAATGTTTCCTCCTACTGAATCAACACCGCTAGAAAGCAATACTTGAATTGTTGCTGGATCGTATGACATCGAAGCAACTAACCATGTATCTGTTGTCAAAATCTTTTCAACAGAGGTAAAAGCTTCATTCATTTTGCATGTATAAACATGAATACTAAATTTCTTTTCAATAGCTTCTCTAGCAAAACTCATTGATAATTTATTTGCACCACCTACATAATTAGTACCTAATTGTGCAGTTCCATTCCTTTTATCATCTTGATTAGCAAGAATTAAAGCAGCTTCTATGTTGTCTCCTGTTCTTGTTAACTCTGCTCCTTGATAAATAAACGATAAAAATTTATATTCTCTCGAACCAAAAATATTTAAATTAGCTGTAATACCTGTAGCACTAGGCTCACTATTCTGAAACGAATGTTGAATACTATTTGTTTTGCCATCGAAAATATCAATGAAAGTAGTTAAAGATATAACAGTCATTAGATACCTACTCTTGTTCTAATAGATCTTCTGTTTTGCATTGCCCTAATAGTTCTAGTTTCACCCATTGCTGCTCCTTGTGAAGTCGCTGATGCAATTATCGCTCCAACAGCAGCTTTAGGTACAAACTCTTCACTATTAAAATTCAAGATAGGACCAGAGTAATTAACAGTGGTTGAACCACCTCCACCACCTACAGATTGTGACGAACCAGTGCCAGGAATAACAGCTTGACCTCTGGCTCCTGAAGAATATCGTTGCATTGCTGTAGACATCTTTGATGCAGGGATTATGTACTCATCTTCTCCAGCTTCTCCTACAAGTCCAATAGTAGGTTTTGTAGCCATTCCTCCCGTAGCAAAAGGTCTTATGCCGTTTGAAATGTAATTACCTTGAGCACTAGCTACTCCTTTACCAAAAAAACTACCAAAATTTAAACCTCCCATCATATTTGAAATTCCTGCTCTTAAAAGTATGCTTCCAAAAGACTTGAGTATGCTAGAAAAAGATTCTTGTAAAGACTTAGCTCCTGTAATCAAACCTTCTATAGCACTCGCTATACCTTCAGACAATGTTGACTTTAACTGTTCAGCTAAAGCAACCTGTCTTTCCATAACATTTGCTAACTCTGCATTTCTCTTTAGCTTTGTTAAATTTGCTTTATTTGAAGCGTCATTTAAATCGAACGTTTCTCCTGTTGCATCTTCTATTTTCTTTACCTCTTCGCTTTCAAGTTTTAATAGTTCTGCTTTTTCTTTGCCTACTCTTAATACATCATTTAAAAATTTTATCTTTTCTTTTTGATTTTCAAAAGTCTTTCCAAAAAGGTTTTGACTGCCAACTACACTCATTTTTAAAGTTGGATCTTTTTCTGATGGTGTGTTAAACGTTTTAACTCCCTGTTCAAATCCTTTTAAATCAAAAGAAGCAAGACCTAGAAACATTTGGCTAAGACCTTTAAATTTATTCATATCTATATTGTTTACAAAGCTAAGTATTCCTTGAAGAAAATCTAATATTCCTGTGTCTAAAATTAATTTTGCAAATACAGCACCTAATTTAGTCATTAACTTACTAAATTCATTTCCAACGCCCTTCATTTTTTCACCAAATACTTTAAGCGTTTTTGTTCCTGCAATACCTAACTGTTGATTCATTAATCTTGTGGCCTCTGCTAATGCAGCTTGTTTGCCAGATAAAGCTTCTATAGCTTGTAACCTTGCTCCTTCTGCTGTTCCAGCAATACCTAAAGCTTGCGTAAGTTTTCCTATGTCAGCAGTAAATGGATTCAGTGCTTGACCTAAGTTTGATATACCTGTAATTGCTTGCGTTATAGATTGAAGAGCAGCAGTAGCGACAAGACCTCCTGCAAATCCTCCCATTTGACCGCCGATTTTTGCTCCTATACCTCCACCTAAACCACCAGCAATAGCACCCAACGGTCCTTGCCCAAATAACAGAGGAAATGCACCACTAATTAATGCACTTTGCAGCACACCACTACCTTTTGCAGCAGCTAAAGCTGCCGGAGAACCAGCCATAGATTTGGTTCCACGAATAGGAGATCTTGGACCGCCAGAATATGCTCTTTGTGCAGGCGATCCAAACATAAATCTTGTCCCACCAACAGGAGATGTTGCACCCTGAATAACAGGAGGTAATGCTGGCCCCTGCATCATGCCAGCTCTACTAGCTATAAATTTAGGAGAACCAGGTTCTGCTTTGCTACCAAATACTGAAGAAGATACACCTGATCTAATAGCAGCTTTAGTTATTCTATTTCCCTTACTTTTAGCTCTATTTGTGCTAACAACTGCTTTAGTTGTTTTGTTTTCTAGTGCTAATTCCTTTTTGGCTAAATTTATGGATTTTGTAGCCTTTTGAATAAGTAAATTTGCATCGTCTATTTGTCCTCTCTGAGCATTAGCAATAGCAATCTTTAACTTACGATCTGTTTTAGCAAAGTTAAGCCCTTTCTTCTTTAAACCAATAGCTGTAGTTTGAGTTTTTATAGCTCTATTTTCTGTTATAAGTCCCTTTATCTTTTCCTTTACTAATTTTTCTTCGTCTGTCAAACGTCTTCTAGAACCGCTTTTACTTCCTGAAGTACCTTTACCATTAATATTATTTACAGCCTTTTCTACTCTTGATAGTTGATCGAATCCTTTTACCCTTAAATTTATTAGAGCGTCATACGAAGCCACTGTTATTCCAACTAATGATGCCTTAGTTTAAACCTAAATACGTCTTTTAGCTTTTTTAAGCTCCCTATCTTGGTCCTCGTTTAGTACCTGAAAATAAGCAGACCAACCCAATATTTCTTCTAATGTCATTTTTCTAACCTCTGATAAAGGCATACCTATTTCTTTAGCAATGCCAAATTGAAGCAACATTAAATTATCTTTTCGCAACTCTTCACTTAGTCTTTTGGGTCTATTGGTTCTTCCTCCTCTGAAACAATAGCAAGCATTAAAGCCTGTAAATCGGAGTCTCTAACTTCATTTTTAAGTACGTCTATTTCTCCTAATGAAAAAAGTTTTTGTCCATTTTCATCCTGAGCTTTAGTCATCAATAAGCGAAGAGCAAACTCATTTGCATCGTCAGATTTAGCTCCTTTTTGTGCCCTTTCTCTTTCTGCCATTGTTAACGGAGTTACCCACATTTCAAACACCGTTCCATCCGAAAGCTCTATCTGCTTTTTAGTGGGTTCTAAGTTTGCAGCTTTCTTTAAACGATCTATTGCACGAATCGTTTTTACGTTAGATGCCATAAAAATACTTTATACAATATTACTCTATCACGACTTTTATCTAGTGCTTACTTATGTTTGACTAAGATCGAAATTAACATCTCCTGCTGGTCTGAAGTTTATAGTTACTTCCTGTGCATCATCTGGGTTTACATTCATTGATGCGGAGGTCAAAGTTGCTGGAAACTCAATAGAACGACTTAGTGTATCGCTCAACGTTCCACCAGAAAATACCTGATCAATGTATAACTTGAATGAAGCTCCTACCTGCTCACGTTGAAATACATCTTGAATCATTCTATTAACCATTGCAGTGTCTTCATTAGTCATATAAGCAGTAGCAGAGCCAGTGCCATCACCAAATCCTGCAATGTACTCTCTGAATTTGACGTTCTGACCTGGAGTTCCACCAATAGTAGTTACATCAATTTCAGCCCTTTCAATCTCAAATGTCCACTCTCTTACTTGAGTAACAGACTCAAAAGCACCATATTCAACTTGAAACTCATTGGGTGAAGCAGCAGTACCAGTGCTGGTAATATCTACGTCTGAACCACCATTTGAAGCAGAAACTTTTAATGCACCTGTATTTGCCGTGTAAGAACTAACAAAAAAAGTAGAACTGTCATTTAGTCCAGCAGGTAATGTTCCTGTTCCCGCTTCTCCTGTTGCTGAATTAATTACACTAAATTTAACTGGGTCGCCTACCTTGAAATTTAAAAAAGGATCTACTGTAATTACCTCAGTTCCAATGGTGACTTTACTAGGTGTAAAAGTACCTTTTGTTCCTGCTGGTTTATAGTACAAAGCACCTGATGTGCCAGATAGACAGGTAGCAGCCATGAGGCGTTCTTGAAATTTACATATAGATTAGCGTGTAATCTCTTAACTTAAAACTGTTGCTACATAAGAAGTGTCTATTGTTCCTACAAAAAGCGGTGAATTATCTATAGAAGTAAAACTTGGTCCTTCAATTTCCCCTAGCCTAAAAAATACACCTGAATTTGTTTTTGCTGTGTCATTTAGTGTCTCTAAAACATTAACAGCAGTTGTAAGCAATGTTTGATTTCTTGCTGGCCCTTGTCCCTTTTCTGTAAAAGCACGAATAACAACTGCTCCTCTAGCATTGTCAATACTAGAATTTAAGGTTGGTTCGTTTGTTAAGCCAAAAGTAACATTAACAATGACATGTTCCGTTGTTGCATTGGCTGGAGATGCACTAATGTTGTCAAAAAATACTGGTATAGCAGGGGATAACGCTCCATATGCTGTTAGTAAAGGGTTCTCGACTGCTGCTCTTATCTTTTGATAATTCATATTTTTGTACCTGGGTTTTTACTGACCATACCAAGCCCCGCACTAAATCCTACTTTTACATCTTTTTGTAGCTTGGCTGATGCGTAAGTTCTATACCAATCAAGTGGAGCAGTTATAACATTTGGACCTGTCCCTGGATTCAAATAACCTCTTTCTGCCCCAGAAGGTCTTACACCTATTTCAAATATGTTTCCAAGATCCTGAATAGGAGGAACAACTCCTTTTGGATTGAACGGTACTAAATCTAATGCTTGATCTGCGTAATCAAGAGTATTTACTATTTTGTACAAAGAGTAAATAGCAGCCCTTTTTGTTGCTGTTTTTGGAACTATTTTTGTCTTTACATGGGATGGATTGTACTTAAATTTGTTTCCTCTTTGTTGTCTAGCTTTTCCTTTTATAGCCTTTTTGCCTGGAATAGAATGCCAAGCAGAAGAAAATCTACCCGTCCATTGTGGACCTGCTGACGATAATGAATTAGATATTTTCACCGAAGCTATCTGACCTCCTTTAGATACAGCTTTTCTGATATCTGCTGTTAAAAATTTTACGTCTCTAGCCATTATTGTGGCCTCACAATAAGAGTGTGAAGGATTGGGCTATCACCTCTAGAAGTCTTAATTGATATTATTTTCCCTTCCTTTGTCACTCCTGCTTGCGGATACTGCATACGATCTGATTCTGTAGGATAATAATCACCTAATTCAGATGCACCAATAATTATTTTTACGTCCGTTGTTTGATATAAACCTTCGTCTTCAGTAGAAGAAATAGATGTAATTACTCCCTTAACAGTTACATTCGTATCCGTTCCTGTAACAGCACCCGTTGTTGGATTATAAGTTTTTGGCGTTGCAACTTTTATGTAAGTAAAATTCTGCCCCCAAGTGTTCAAAATACTTGCTGGAACCGAACCAAAAACATCGTCAATAAGAGACATAATTAACCTCTAAGAACTCTTACCTGATAACCACCAGACCCACCAAGGCAATAAGGACCAAGATAGGAC